GTAGTGTATAAGGATAGTAATTATATGAATAATGATATTAACAATCTGCTAATGATAACTAAGAAAGAAAATATGGCTAGAAATACCATACAAAGATTGCCTAAAGAATTACAACAGGTGATGAGATTAAAATGTAAACTAATAAAAAAAATAAACAATGGCACACAACAAACTAAGTGATTTAAGAGATCACATCTTCATGGCTCTCGAGAGATTGAGCGATGAAACATTAACAACAGACCAGGTGAATGTGGAGGTGGATAAAGCTAAGGCAATATCTCAGCTTGCAGGTACTCTAATCCAATCTGCTAAGGTAGAGATTGATTTCATTAATGCTACAGGAGTAATGGAGTCTCAATCGGATCTATTTAAGTCAGTAACACAAAACAAGTTATTATGACAGAACTAAAATTTTTAAAAGAACAGATCACAAAGTATCAGCTAGCTACCAACTCTAGAAATAGATCCTATGTCTATAAAAGATACTATGTAATGTACAGGCTCAACAAGTGCAAGCTCACACTTAGTGAGATAGGTAGGCTGATGAATAGACATCATGCTACTGTTATTCATGGGATTAAAATGCACAGGAGATGGTCTAGGCAGCAGGATAAAGTATATCTTCATGAAATTGAGCCATTAGTGCAGGCTGCTGTTAATGATAATTATGAGGATAAATACAAAGTTTCGGCAGTAGAACAGTTCAATTACATCAATGTGAGAATACAAATGCCTTGGGATTATGATAAAGTCAATAAATTCAAAGAATATATGACAGCTAAAGAACTAGCTGAGATAATTTAAGCCCTTAGGGGCTTTTTTTGTGCTGTATAATTCCCTTACTGATATTGACTTGTAGAGAATTAGAACGAAAGTACAATTCAAAACCCTATACTCTATATATTATATATTTTTATTTACAATATATTTTTAATAAAAAAAAGTTTATTTTCATATTGGGGGGTGAACAGTTTTTACAAAAAAAAAGTGTTTTTTCGTTCTAATCTTCTACAACCCAATAACAATAGGAGTTAAGACAGCACAAATAATAGCACAAAACAGCACAAATAATTTATTTTTGCACTTTAGTATCATATATTAATTTTATTATTACATTTGCAAACAACATTACTGCCATGATAAAAAACATTAGAGAGTATAAATCCCTGCAATTCCTCCTGGCGGTTCTGTTGAGCAGGGACTCTCACCTATTTATACTACTATGAAAGTAACTTTTTACAAATCAATTAAGGATGTATCACCTTATCAGAATAAGGATGTAGGATTCTACTTAGATCGCATTAAGAATGGCAAGTCTGAGCAATTATGTAAGGACCTTAGATTCTCTACTGATAAAGAGGAAAGGAAATCTATTAAGATGCAGCTTCCTGTTGTTACCTTTGGAGGTGATTTCAGTAAGAGAAATAATGCATCTTTAAGAAAGGCATCAGGATTACTGACTTTAGACTTTGATGAGGTGCAGGATATCCCTGCTCTGATTGTAGAACTAAAAGCTCACAAATCTATCTTTGCCTGTTGGACATCACCATCAGGCAATGGAGTGAAAGCTCTAGTCAAAATACCAATAGTACAGGATGACAAAGAATACAAAGAATATTTTAAGCAGATATCTGCAGTATTTAATGGAGTAGATGAATCAGGTAAGGATATTGCTAGAGCTTGCTTTGAATCTTATGATCCTGATATCTATGTTAATTTAGATGCTGAGAATTTTATTATTGACTATGATGTTATCCCATTTGAGACTAGTGAAGTGGGTAGTATTACTAACATTAAGGTATTAGATACTGATGAGATAGCTAATAAGCTGATGACTTGGTTTAAAAAGAAGTATAACAGTCAGAACAGGAACTCTTCGCTTTACAAATTAGCAGCAGCCTTTAATGATTTTGGAGTGGATAAAAATACCTGTCAAGATTATTTAAAAGGATTTGAGCAGAAAGATTTTGGATCTGTAGAGATACTAGCTCTGATAAATTCTGCCTATAAAAAGACTGCTAACTTTAATACTAAGCAATTTGAGGATAAGGAGAAAAAAGATAAGCTGATTAATTTTGTTTTGAGTGGTAAGTCTGATGCTGTAATACTTGAGGAGTTTAAAGAGTACAATAAAGAGAATATTGAGTCAGAGATTCAGACTATTAAGGAGGTGATTAAAGTAGATGAGTTTTGGAAATATGATTTTAAAGGTGATGTATTGATAATACCATACCGATTCAAGCTATTCCTAGAGAATCTACAGTACTATAAGTACTATCCGGTAGCTAATACTAAGACCTTTGTATTCATTACTAAGAATGAGAACTTTATTAATCATGTATCTGAATTTCAAATCAAAGATAGAGTGATGGAGTACCTGGTCCAATCAAATCGCATCCCTGTCTTTGATGCTGTAGCTGAGAAATCTAAACTCTTTACTCCTCAATACCTCAGCATGATAGATACTGCTAATGTAGAGATGGAGAGAGATGGTATTGATTACGGTATGATATACTATAAGAATGCAGCTGTCAAAGTATTTGCTAAGCACCATGAGATATATGAATACTCAGAGCTAAAGGGATATGTTTGGGGTAATCAGATAATAGAAAGAGATTTAATAGATGCTGACCACCATGAGTCAATGTTCAGGAGCTTCATTTGGTTTATCTCAGGGCAAGAAGTAGAGAGATATGATACTATGAAGAGTGTGATAGGTTATATGCTGCACAGCTATAAGACCTCAGCTAATAATAAAGCAATCATTCTCAATGATGAAACTATCTCAGATAATCCTAATGGAGGGAGTGGTAAGGGGATTCTGATTAATGCTATTGGATATATGAAAAAAGTATCTGCTATAGATGGTAAGAGCTTTGACTCAAATAAATCATTTCCATATCAGACTGTCTCTTCTGATTGTCAGGTGTTGGCATTTGATGATGTAAGAAAGAATTTTAACTTTGAGAGCTTATTTAGTATAATCACTGAGGGTCTTACTATTGAATACAAAGGTAGAGATGCAATTAAACTACCTGTAAAAGATTCACCTAAGGTACTTATCTCTACTAACTACACTATCAAAGCAGATGGAGGCTCTTTCAAGCGTAGGATGTTTGAGGTGGAGCTGAGTAGTTACTTTGGTACACATCATACTCCATTTGATCAGTTTGGTGCTATGCTCTTTGAGGATTGGGATGAGCAGGAATGGGCAAGGTTTGACCATTACATGATTAACTGCCTTAATTATTACTTAGAGAATGGTCTAGTAGAATCTGAGGCTAAGAATTTAGAGCTGAGAAAGTTTATCAATGAGACATCTCAAGACTTTATTGAGTGGGTAGATAATAAGAATTTAGGCTTTGACCAAAGATTGAATAAGGTATCAATGTTTGACAATTTTACAGCTGAATACACTGACCAAAAGAAGCACCTGACTAACAGAACATTCAACAAGTGGTGTAAAAAGTATGCAGAATACAATGGTAAGGAATATGTAGATGGATCTAGCAATGGAGCTAGATGGTTTGAGATTCGGACTCAGAGAGAGGCTGATGTATGGGATAGTATAAATTATAATTAATAGATATGAAAATAAAAGAAGAGTTTAAGAATTTAATACCTGCACTTAGTGTAGAAGAGTTTAAGCAACTAGAGGAGAACTGCTTAGCTGAGGGTATAAGAGATGCTATTATTACATGGCATGGCTACATCATTGATGGTCATAACAGGTATGAGATAGCTACAAGGCATAAGCTGAAGTTTAAAACTGAAAGCAAAGAATTTGATAGTCAGATTGATGCTAAATTGTGGATGATATGCAATCAATTTGGTAGGAGGAATTTAAGTAACTTTCAAAGAAGTGTTTTAGTCTTACAACTTGAAAGTATATATAGTGAAATGGGAAAGAAAAAACAAAAAGAAGCAGGAGGAGCGGTTTGTCAGATATCTGACAAAGCGGTAATAGACACTAAAAAAGAACTTGCAAAAATAGCCAATGTATCACACGATACAATAGCCAAAGTAAAAGTAATACAAGCTACTGCTACTCCTGAAGTTAAAGCTAAGCTAAGCACAGGAGAGGTAAGTATTAATCAGGTGTATCAGGATATAAAGAAAGAGGAGAAACAACAGATAAAAACAGATGAAAGAGACAGACTTGCTGAAATAGGTAAAAATAAAAAAATAGAAATTGATTTTAGATTAGGAGATTTTGAAGAAGTCTTTGCCGATTTACCTGATGGCAGTATTGATTGTATTATTACAGACCCGCCATATCCTTATGAATTTATTGAAGTATGGACTAAATTATCAAGGTTTGCAAAAAGAGTATTAAAACCTAATGGTTATTGTATTGCTTATTCAGGACAAATGTATTTACCTGATGTTATAAAACGAATGAATGAACATTTAGATTATTACTGGACTTTTGCTGTTTATCACGAAGGACAAACACAAATAGTAAATGGAATAAATTTAATGTGCCGATGGAAACCTGTATTAATATTTCAAAATGGCAAAAAGAAAATAGAGAATACTTTTCAAGATTATTTTATTTCAGAGCAAAGAGAAAAAAACGGACACGATTGGCAACAAAGTAAAAGTGGAGTAGGTTATTTAATTGAGATGTTTACTAAAGAAGGAGACACTATTTTTGAGCCATTTGCAGGTAGTGGAACAACAATTATTGCTGCAAGAGATAAAAATAGGAATATTCTTTCGGCTGAAATAGATGAAAAAACTTATAACATAGCTAAAGCGTTATTATGACAAGACAAGAAGTTACAGGTGTTCGTGATTTAGGTTTTAGTAATTGGATTAGAAAAGAATTACCAGACTCATCAACAGGTTTTTCAGCAAGTGATTTAGATTTTATGCTTTGGAATTGGAAAACAAAAAAAATTATTTTATTAGAAATAAAAACAAGGAATTCTAAACCAAGAGAAGGTCAACATAAAATGTTTAAATTAATAAATAAATGGATTAAAAGTGGAATAGATAATGATTGGACTTATTTAGGTTTTCATTTAATTCAGTTTGAAAACGACGAAAATTTTAATAATGGCAAATGTTATTTAAATTATAATGAAATATCAGAATTAGATTTAATTAAATTTTTAAGTTTAGAAAGATGAACAAAGAAAACAAAACACTACTCAAAGCCTTAGAGATTAACTACCTCACATTTAAGCACCCTACCATGCCATACATTACAGCATCTGATTGGAATGATAACTCTGCTAATGCTCTGACTAAATGTATCATTCACTTTTTAACCTACTCAGGCTTTCAAGCTGAAAGAATCAATACAATGGGAGTCTATAGAGAGGGTAAGAAGATACAGGTAGGGGAAAATACTAGACAGCTCAAAGGCAAATATACTCCTAGTACAGGTACAAAAGGATCTGCTGATATATCTGCTACCATTAGAGGTAGATCAGTTAAGATTGAGGTGAAGTATGGTAAGGATAGGCAGTCAGAAGTGCAGAAGAGGTATCAAGAAAGCATAGAGCAGGCAGGGGGGACTTACTTTATTGCTAGGACATTTGATGAATTTATGATATTTTATTTAAAATTCCTTGCAGATATAAAATAATTGATTATCTTTGTTGAAATAATAAATTTATACACATGGAAACAAAAACAAAAGCTGTAGTATCAGCACCTGTACTAACTCTGCACCAAAAGCTACACAAGGCTAAGCAGTCAATCGGCAAAGTAGCTAAGAATGCTACCAATCCACACTTTAAAAAGTCATA